CTGCTTCTTTGCCCCAGCAACTGGCTCGTACCAGTGCTGTAGGCCAGAGTGGACAGCGGTTCCCAGCGCAAAGAATGGCGTGGTCTTATCGGTCCAGAGACCTAAGCGATACTTGTACCACCAGCGCAACGGGCAAGAGAGAAACTCTCTTAGCTCGCTAACGCTGATATGTTCTGGATGCCGCTCTTCGTAACGGATCAACTCCATCAGGCAAACTTCGCGCGCTTGTTCTTCCAAGCGTTCTGAAGTACGCCACGCTCGTTGTCGCTCAGGTCAAGGCTTGCGATTTCCTGACCGACACGCTGCAGTTCTGCCGCGTCGTTCGCGCCATCAATCGCGGATAGCCAATCAAGCACCACTGGGCTTTCCTTGATCTCAACATCATCAAAGATGTTCTTGGCTGCAGCCACAAGTGGGTCTGCCTTTGGCGCGGCGCCGCCGCTCTTTGCGCGGATCTCATCGCCAGATGCAACCTTCTTAGATGGGAGACCAGCCATAACAAGTGCACGACCAGCGGCGCTTGTCTCGGTGTTCTCCAGCTCGCTGCCGCGCGTATACGGAGTGCTGCCTGGGATGTTCATAGACGAGTGGCCAACTCCAGCTGGCTGCTCATCTGGTGTCTCGCCACGGTATGCAGAGGCCTTCACCACCACAACCTTGTCGGTAATTTGAACAATCTCGGTAACGATGCGTCCGTTTGGATACGCCTCATACCAAGCCCGAATGCGGTCTGCTACTTCAACGTAGTCTGCCGCGAATGCCTTGCGCTTTTCTGGCGCTGGTGCGTTTCCGTAAGCCATACTTTACTTCCTCCTCTTAATTTCTTCGCTTTCGCGAAGGTATTCCATAAACAATTCCTGCTCCGGAATTCCGAACAGTTGACTGAAGCGTTGTCGCATCGGCCCACTCATCGGTACGTTCGCTCTCCGAAGATCGCGAAGGTAATTCTCGTTGCAGCCCATATATTCTGCCAGAAGTTCTACTTTTACGCCAGTATCATCTACCATCTGCCAAATATGCTTGGTGGTTGCGCGCTGCATCTGGCGCACCTCCCGCCATTTGGCTCCGCTAAGCCGAGACACCCGGCAGGCTTGGCTCGGAGATCGGGCGAACCCATTCCTCGCAAGCAAGGTTGGCGCCCTTGCGGATTGCCTTTATCTGCTCTTCGGTATGCGGCGGGATTGAGTCTATGAGCATCTCCTCGAGTCGCTCAAAGATCTTCACCACAAGACCTTCCTTCTCGTGCTCGCTACGAGCATCACTCGTTCCCTCGGTGACATTCTTAGCAATGCCAAAGAGTTCCCGACCAAAAACTTCTAGCCCGAGAACTTCACTTTCCGTCATTTTTTGCCTTTCCTAGAATCTGGTACGCCCGCTGGCGACTGATTCCAAGCTTTCTGGCCACTTCCACCATGGTCATGCCAGACTTTTTCAGGTTCAGGATTTCCTGAGCCCGTACCTCAAGAGTCGCCGCAGCGGATGATGAGCGATGTTTATGGTTGCACCACCAGCACCTTACGGCTGCCGCTGAAGCCACCTGCTTCCCACACATCAAACACTGCATACGTATCTCCCTCCGTACCCACCATTATGGGGGTCTTTTATTGACATGTCAAGCCCTGATAACCTACTTATAGTGCTTTGAGAGGTATTCGTTAAGCCTTGGTCGCCAGACCCGAGATTGCTCCGTCTTCATTCTATGGTGAAGCCCGCAAAGGAGCACAAGATTCTCTGGTATAGACGGACCCCTTTTCCCAAGACCAGACCCGTTGACGTGGTCAAGCTCCATCGTCGGCTGTGCCTGGGGGCCAAATTGGCTGCCGCACAGGCCTGGCATTCCCACCAATGGCCCCACGCACCGAACATCGCGTCGGTAGACCTCCATGTACACCTCTCGGCTGACAGGGTCTTTATGGCGGATAGTCCGCTTAATCATGGAGCGCTTCACGCTGCAACACCAAGCCTTACCCTAAGGAAGTCAAGAAGAGCATTCATGCTTCGCAACTCATTAGATGGGGCAAAGTAAAAGTTGTATTCCTCGCCGCGATATCTGTCCATCTTCCTCTCCGTCCACCACTTAGACCGATTCGCTGTGTTTAGGCTCAGCATTGCCCCCGTGACTTGACTTATAAAAACGTAGGCAATTGGTTTGACTTCTTTTTCGCACCAGCCATCATATGTGTCAACGATAATTCGCGGAAGCGGGAAGCTTTTCCTGTCCCATGTGAATTCTTGCTGTATTGATTTGACCTCAATCACTGAACCGTCTGGCAGGATGACATCCTTTTCTTTTCTGCTAAAGACTCTGCGCTCTTCAACGGTCTTGGCCAGCGCAAAATCTGGCACCACGCAGTCAATACCGTGGTCTTGCAGGTAGTCTGCTACAACATAGTTTTTACTATGTCCTTGCGCAAATGCAACTGGATAATCGTGTCCCATCGCCGCATCATATGTGATGGGGATTGGAGTGTCAACCCCTGACTAGGAGGACCTAGCTGCCTTCTTCTGCTTTGCTGGTGGCCTGCCCTGCGGCGCTCCTCGGGTTGCCTTATTTTTGTCTCCGGACTCAACTCGCATGACGCGACAAGGAAGGCAGAAGCATGGTTGGTTGTGGTAGTTCTTATCCCCCATTGATTAATCCTTGCGCTCTCGCGCCTCAACCTGTCTCATCACCTTATTGGACCAAGACTGACCAGCGTCACCGCCCCAAAGCGCCCACGCAATGCGACCAGCGGATGGGAATCCCTTTTCGCCTGGCTTGAAACCTTCGCCCTGCTTGTCAACTTCGTGACGAGCCAAGAAGGCTCGCATCTTGCGAACACGCGGAATAGTCATGGTGTTGCTAATAAGCATTCGTGCGGTGGTCTGCCCCGGGCCAATCCCGCCACGACCATACTCTTGTCGCCATGCAAGACCACGCTTGGCCTCAGTCTTCACCGCAGAAGGAACATTAAGGCTAATGCCAGAGTAGTCGGCAGCTGCATACTTGTCTGAAACTTCTGATGGGCCATGGGCATTAACAACCCCAGCCGCCTTGTATGCATCGCGAGCATCTGCATCGCTTTCAATTGCCTCAACAACTCGTGCGTTTTCTTTGAGAATCTTAGACATTTTGTATTTCTTGAACTGAAGACCAGCCCCTGCTGGGAAGTCGCTGAGGTGCACAGCATCGTAAGGAATGTCATTCTCCTCAAGCCACGCGCGCGTATCTTCTAGGCGCTTTACGGATCGCGCGCTAACGATGAAGATAAGATTCGTATCGGACTTCTGACGCAGGTAGTTTGCAACAGTCTCGTTGACCTTATCGCTGTCGTCTGGCGCAGTAAGGACTCCATCAATTTCTGAAACTATGATGGCATTTCCGGCTGCCTTAGTCTCGTCAATCTCAATAGTCAGCTTTAGGCTATTCTCAAGGTCGGATGGGTTTTGATTAGGCGGATTGTTAGAGCCTGGATCTGGCTCCATATCTTCTCCATCAGGTGTTCCGGTTGGCTCTGGGGTCGGGGGCTCGTTAACCGCCGCACTTCCGAACACGACCGTTTCAAGGTATTCATTATATCTGTCGGATGGAACATAGCCCTTTGGGGTCTGGAACATTATCTGGTCACCAAGTTCACCAATGCCATCCTGGCCGCGCTCTCGCAGGGCATCGTTGATTCTGAGCCATGGCAGCCCGCCGAGCGCCATCTTGTTGTATTCGGCAATGTTCTGCTGAGCGGTTCGCCCGATCTCGGTAAAGACGAAGCGAAGGTCGCTGTCGTATCTAGCAACAACCTCTCGAGTTAGGTACTCGGCAATAAGCTCTGCGAGCGGAACAATGCCGTTGTCGTAGGTGAATGCAGCGCCAGTCTCTGATGTGCTCTTGTTGACATCAAATGAAATGCCGATGTCCTGTGGTTGAACGGCAAACACGGCGCAAATCTTTCGGGCAAGGTAGACCTGCCACTCCATGAACTGCATGTCGCGGTTTGAGGCAGCGAGTGGAAGCCACTGCATGCCCTTGCCACCGCCAGTTATAGCAATCTGGCTCTTACCAGCAACCTCTGCTTCCCAATACGCCTTGAACGAATCAACCTGATCTGGTCGCACGCCCTCTCCAAGATGTAGAACACCGGGAGGCGCGGCCTGCGAAACTGCTTTTGCGTTGTAGGCGGCAGCATCAAGATCAGCAGTAATTGTTTCGGCTAGCACTTCAAGCGGAGAGAGTCCGATTGGGCTGTATGTAACTGGGTTTGCAATAACAACAATCAGCTCGTCGTTCCTGTACGACTCAAGCTGCCTGCCAGTGCCGTCAAGCTCGTAGTATCGCGGCTTGTTCTCGTCGCGACCGTCCCACGTCGTATCAAACGCAATGCGGGCCGCGTCCTTGTTCCACAGATAAGCAATCGGATCTGCCCCAACTCTAGACCCGACTTTCTTTTCAATCTCAATTGCGCCTTGGTCTAGAACGAGAATGTCTTCAATCACTGGCTCAATAAATGAACGCCAAGACTCACCTTTTGGGTTTGGTCGGCGAAGCAACTCGCGCAGTTTCTGAACAGTTCGTGGGTCTGGGCTGTCGCCAGCGTCAGTTGAAACAATGTCCCACTTTGCGCGGCTGATCTGCTGTCGCCTTAGGTTGACCGCGGCGCGAATCCACGGATTATTGCGAGACCAACGCCGCAGCTGATCTGTGCTCATCTTGGTAACCGTGTTCATGCCATAGGCGCCCCTAGCGTATGGGCCAGCGTCTGGAACGAGCGAGGGTACTGCCTTCTCCACAGATTCTTGGGCGCCGCCGCCAAAGAGGCGTTGAAAAATTGATCGCTGTTCAGCCATTACCTTGCTCTGCTCCTTTGCCTACGAATTGCGTCTGACCATGTGTCCGACAGCATATCATTGTTGACAAATTGTCTCATTTCATTAAGTGTGCAGTTTACAATACGCACGCCGTTTGTATAGCCCGTTGTCCTTCTATTAAGCGAGCGCATCCACCAGACTGGCACCACAAACTCGCCGTCAGAAAACTGTACTACCGTGGTTGAGTCAACGCTCGGGGTCGTCATCTACTGCTTCCCAATCTGTCTTTTGCCCCACCTTTATGTCCTCAGACATTAACTCATTGTGTATCGCTCGCATGATGCTGTCAATATCTGTGTCTGCTGTCTCTTCGTCCTCACCTTTGAGCATTTCGTCCACTCGCTGCTGGATCTTGCGGCGCTGGGGGACGCTTTGGCGGCTTTTGTGGAGGTCGGCATAGCACCACTGGCAGACGTTGTAGCGCTTTTGACCCCTAGCCCTAGGGATCATTGGTTCAGGCATGAGGTCTGTAACAAGGTGCTCTGGGCCAGCCAAAATGCCACACGAGGCACAGCGGGGGTGGGCCTTTCGCCCCTTTTCGTAGGACTCTATGACTGGCTGAATTTGCCTCTGGAGACGGATCAGCGCTCGGGCCAGATCCTTGATCTGTTCGCCAGAGTAGTTAATTTCCCCACACAGGTGGCACTGATTCATAATGCTATTGTACACCTTAATGTCTGGTAAAGTGCTGGTTAAGAAACATAAACTTTGCAGCACATAACTTTGCTGACATATTGGTATATACTGCAAGCATA